CGCTGCGCAAATGTTCCTTGAGTCATCTGGTGCGGCTATATCGCCAGGATTGCATATTGTCAGCGGATCAGGAACATCATGGACAATGAATGCCGCTGCAACATTTAACGAGACAGTTACTGGAGTAGGAACTGGATCAAACAATTTCTGGTGGGGCACACAAACGCAAACAGTCGATTTTTGCAATGCGGTTTATCTTGCGGCAAAAGCAGTCGATTCAACTGTTGAGGTCACGTCCCCATCATTCACCAATCCGGTAAGCTATGCGCAACCTTGGCTGAATACATTCGGCACCCAATATCCAACAGTAAAGGGCAGTTCGACATTTGACACGCTTGATTTCCATGCATATTGGGTAAGCGCTTACGGCAAACCATACGCTACATTTACAAATGACATCATCGGGGGAACTTGCGGCGTTCAGGCATATCAGAATTTGAGCGCACTTTATTGCGGCGGAAAACCGGTATCGATGTCTGAGTTTGGATTTGACGCGACAAGCACAAATAATTTAATTTCATTCCTCAATGAAACGCCTCTATTCAGATTTACTACCTTACTTCGATGCATGGCAGCATCAGCAGCCCTAGGATTGAAACGATTTGGATGTTTCAGATATGTAAATTTTGGTAGTACCGACGGGACAAGCGCATTATGTGGCGTTTTTTATGTAAGCGGATTGACAATTAACGGTGTAAGTTATCCGGTCGACGCAAATGGTGTGGTACTGGCATTTAATACAATGGCAGGTGTCGCAGGTAAAACAACCACAAATCCGTCATTTGCACAAATCGGCGGCTTAGTTAATCTGACATTCACCGATTCGACACAGCTAGTGGTTTAATTTATGGGTCGCCCCTCAAAATTAACGCCGGTGCAATGGGAAGAAATCGCCAATAAATTGATGCGCGGTGAGAAAGCCAGTCACCTCGCCAAGCAATACGGCGTCGGTGTGGCGCGCATTTCCGAGCGGTTTTCGAAACGTACCGAAAAACTCAAAGCCATAGCGCATCAGGTCGTCGACGCAAATGCCGCCGTGGCAAAATTGAGTGTTCCGGAAAAAGTATCGGTTTCGAAACATGTTGAGTTATTGGAACAGATGCAGCGGCATTTACTGCACGCCGGTAATTATGGGGCCGCAACAGCTCATAAATTAAACATGCATGCCGATCAGAAGATGGAAGGGTACGACCCGACATTGCCGGTTACGCATCCGACAAATGCTCAGATTGCAAATGACGTGATGGTGCTCGGGCGCCTGGCGAACGAATCGTCGGTTATCGCTCGATCAATGCTCAATCCTAAAAATCGCGAAACCAAAGACGAACCGCAAGTTATCCAGATCATCGGCGGGTTTGATTAATGGCAGAGCGGGTCATCGAATTGCCGTCGATGCATACGGGCCAGCGTGCCTTATACAATCGGTGGACCAGGCGAAATGTTGTGCGGTGTGGGCGCCGGTGGGGCAAAACCCTGATGATCGCTACACTGGCCGCAAATTATGCGTTGAAGGGCAAGAAAGTCGGAATATTTACACCTGAAACAAAGCAATGGTCCGAAGTATTCTCGATGTTGGAAAATTTCCTGCATCCGCTAATTGTTCGCAAAGATCGCACGCGCGGGCTAATTCGACTATCGACTGGCGGTCTAATTGACTTCTGGTCAACGAACGATAATTATCTAGCTGGGCGCGGGCGTGAATACGACGAGGTGCTGATCGACGAGGCTGCGTTCACAAAAAATGGGCAGTTCAAAGACATTTGGCAGCAAGCCATATTGCCGACGATGCTGACCACAAAGGGTCGCGCCGCGATGTTTTCCACACCGTTCGGTATCGATGCAGACAATTTTTTCTATGAGATATGCGTCGATAAATCGCTGGGCTGGACCGAATTCCATGCACCGTCAATCTCAAACCCATACGTACCGCCGGATGAACTTGCTGAATACGAAAAAATAAATCACCCCATGGTATTCCGGCAGGAGTATCTGGCCGAGTTTGTGGACTGGTCCGGAGAGGCGTTTTTTAGCGTCGATAAAATGCTGGTCGATGGTCTGCCGGTCGCCATGCCAACCAAAGTCGACGGCGTGTATGCGGTAATCGATACGGCGGTCAAGGGCGGCAAAGAGCACGACGGCACGGCGGTGGTCTATTTTGCGATCAATAAAATTTACGGTCATCCGCTAATTATCCTCGACTGGGATGTCGTACAGATCGACGGCGCCCTGTTGGAATTGTGGCTGCCGTCTGTTTTCCAACGCCTGGAAGACTTAGCCAAATTGACACAGGCGCGGCACGGCAACGTCGGCGCATTTATTGAAGACGCGGCGGCCGGCAGCATTTTGATTCAGCAGGGGCGCAATCGCAATTGGCCTACGCATGGGATAGATAGCGTTTTGACATCGCTTGGAAAAGACGAGCGCGCCATATCCGTGTCGGGCTATTACCATCAAGGTATGATAAAAATAGCCGAACCGGCTTATAATAAAAATGTCGCGTTCAAAGGGCAATCTAAAAATCATTTACTGACGCAAGTGGGCGGCTATCGTATTGGCGATAAAAATGCAGCGAAACGCGCCGACGACGTGCACGATTGCGTCATATACGGCATTGCGATCGGTGTCGGAAATAAAAAGGGCGTTTAAATGTCAGACATATCGGTCAACACATCGTCGGTCCCCAGTCAGTTGCTCATGCTGCTGAACGCCAACGGCATCGACCCCGGCACACAGGCTGGGTACGAGCTATGTAAGCAACTGTGGATTTATCACCCACTGGGCGGCAAGTTGGTTGAAAAGCCGGTTAATCTGGCCTTATCCAAGCCGCGCAAGATCAATGTTGATGCCGAACCCAAAGACATGCTGACCGAAGCATTTGAAACCGAATGGGAGGCACTGGGTGCCACCAACCACATTCGGGACGTGATGTACATCAGCAGGTGTTATGGCGCTGGCGGCATTGTCTACGGATGCCCGATCATTCCGACTGATAAGCCGATTGACCCATGGGCGTTGCCCGGGATGGAACTCTATTTTAACCAATTGGATCCGCTCAATATGGCCGGATCCATTGTCACGAACCAGAACCCCAACGCGCCTGATTTTCAAAAACCGTTAAATTACACGACTGCTGCCGGACAGCCGTATCATCCGAGTCGCGCCAGTGTGGTATTTAACGGCACGCCGATCTACCTGGCGTTCCAATCATCGTCGTTCGGTTACACCGGGCGGTCGGTATTTCAGCGCGTTCTCTATCCGATGCGGTCCTTCATTCAGTCAATGGTGACGGATGACATGGTGACGTTCAAGGCAGGGTTGCTCATTGCCAAAGTCAAACAGGGCGGCTCAATCGTCAACGGTTTGATGCAGGCATTCTCCGGCATCAAGCGATCATTGCTGCAACAAGGCACGACTGGCAACGTCTTGAGCATTGAGCCGGACGAGGAAATTACATCAATCGATCTGCAAAATACTCACACAGCAATGACGACCGCGCGCGACAACATTGTCGCCAATATTGCTGCCGGATCGGATGTGCCTGCGCAATTGATCAAAGAGGAGGCGTTTGCCAACGGCTTCGGTGAAGGCACCGAGGACAGTAAATCAATCGTGCAATTTATCGATGGTGTGCGTGTGGACATGGCGCCGCTATTCCGGTTCTTTGACAAGATCGTAAAGCATCGCGCCTGGAGTCCTGATTTTTTCGAAGCGGTCAAAGCGGATTGTCCTGAGATTTATGAAGGTCTGACTTATGAGCAGGCGTTTTACAAATGGGACAAGGCGTTCAAACCCAAATGGGAATCGCTGCTTGAACAGTCTGCCGAGGAAAAGGCTAAGGCTTACGAGTACAAAGTCAAAAATATCACTGAGATATTGCGCACCATGTTGCCGGTTGTTGATCCTGAGAACCGCGCAGTGTTGCTACAGTGGGCCGCCGACAATTTGAACGAGATGCCTGAAATGTTTTACAGTCAGTTGATTATGGATTATGAAGCACTGGCAGAATATGTGCCACCTGTACCAATGGCTGAACCGACTGAACCTAAACCAAAATAGGAAATTGTCATGAACTCATATGATCCAAGAAAATCTTACGCTGGTGCTGGCAAATCGGGCATTACATCAATTCAATGGGTTGATATGACACTCGACTCGAATGAATATCTGGATGAAACCCACAAAACTGATCTGAGTTCTAAACATCTGGTTATGGTCACACTGAATCAAACGCATCTGCGCGAACTTTCAAAATCACACCCCGAATATTTTAGCAGCGTGCCGCCGGTTGAAATGGAAAACATGGATGTCGCGCTTGCCGATCCAGACTCATATTCGTCCAAATTTGCAAAATGGCTTGACGCCAAACGTGCCAGAATATGAGCGACTTCTACACCGTCCTGTCGGCTGCGGTGAATGATTTTATCGCGCATGGCTACAATGACGAGCAACGCCTGAAACAATGGGTCGTCAAATTGCGATTTGCTGCAGCGCGGTCGCTTATCCCTGATCATAAAATGGAACAGGAAATTTCCCGCGCGCTAAATAAGGCGTTCGACCGATTGGTCATTCGCGGCGGTCTGGTGAATAAAGACATTTCCCGATTTACCGTCGATAAGCTCAAACCCCAATTGCGCCAGGAATTACAACGGCGCATCTATGCCAGTACAAACCTAATTAAAGAGAACCGCGAAGAGGCGATTAATTCCACGCTACGTCGGTTTCAAGGCTGGGCCACGTCGATCCCTGACGGTGGCTCTAATGCAGTTGATAAAGTCGCCGAAAAGACCAAAATTAAAAAAGATTTAGCGTCGATACGATTTAAGCAAAACCGGGTAATTATCGATCAAACCCATAAATTGATCGGCGCTATCAATGAAGTTGTGGCCACGGATGCCGGTGCCCTAGGTCTGATCTGGCATTCAAAATGGCGTCAGGCTGGCTATGATTATCGCGAAGATCACAAAGAGCGCGACGAAAAAATTTATCTGTTGCGTGATACCTGGGCCACAAAAGCCGGATTGCTGAAGCCGATAAATGGGTTTTATGATCAAATTACTGCGGTCGGCGAGGAGGTATTTTGTTTTCCTGGCGATTCAAAAGTGCCATTCGCTGAAGGTGTAACTAAAGCGTTCAGGTATTGGTACGAGGGCGTTATGGTTGAAATCTTTACCGAGTCTGGCAAATCGTTGCGAGCTACACCGAATCATCCAATTCTTACCGATAAGGGCTGGGTCGCTCTGGGCGCGCTCAAGAATG